ACAAATGGAAAAACTGATTATGTGCCAGATGATTTAAGTATTATGGGTATGGTTTTAGGTTATTTAGATGAATATGAAGGCGAATTTACAGCGCCACAGCTTGCAAAAGACTTAGGAAAACGAACATCAACGATCAATAATATATTTAAATCATTAGAAGTTAATGGAAAGATTATCAAAACAGCTATGATAAAAGGCGATAAAGGCAAAGATCAGCAAGGTTATGCTAAGTCTAATGATAAAAAGAAAGGCTGCCCATTTAATATGTTTAATTACAGGAAACCTAATTTTATTCGACACGGTAGGGAGGATATGTCCACTATGGCAACCAATACACTGGCAGTAAATTATGGCTAAAGTCGCTGATATATATGATACATTTATATACGCTAAACCGCCTATAATCAGACATACACGTTTTGATCGTTCAACTATTGAGGGTATGATATGAGAGAAAAATACAGCAGTGATTTAAATTGGTTAGAGCGATTATTTGGTGTATGGCGCGTAAACAAAAACTCATACGATACTAAATGGGGATATTTTGCACCTAGATTTGGATTTGAGTTGATGCTTAATAGGGGTGGTTATTTTGACCAGAGATATGCTATTTCTTTCTGTTTTATATTTGGGATGTTTCATATTTACTTGCCGATAAAGACAAAAATTCCAGAATCATGCGATACACCAAGATACGGTATTGAAATTCATAATAATACGTTCTGGATCTATCTTGGCGGAAAAATGAATGATTGGCAGCAGTGCGACTCAAAATTGATAACGTGGGATTTGCCATTTTTATCATATATTTTTGATTATCATTTAGTTATGGATACAAATAGAAAGTGGCGCAAGTATGAATATGATGACAAAGAGATTAATAAAGAGTCGTATCCATATGTGTATATTTTGAAGAGTGGAGAAGTTCAAAATAGAATGGCTGAATGTTATAGAGAAAAACGGCAATGGCATAGGAAATGGTTCCCGTTTATCAGGATGATTAGAGAGTCAATAAATATAAACTTTGATGACGAAGTTGGTGAACGTAGTGGATCATGGAAAGGTGGCACTATTGGCTGTGGATACGATTTAAAGAAAAATGAAAGCATTAAAGAATGTCTAAAAAGAATGGAACTAGAAAGAAATTTTAACTAAATTGGATGAATAATGGCTAAAGTCGCTTATATGGCAGATTATAGAAAGCCTAAAGAGAGTTTAAGTATTAATATTAATTGTAAACTAGACTCTAAAAAGGCCTGTGAATTGTTACAGGATGATTATTTAAGGGCATTATTAAGCAGTAATGAAAGGCTAATCAGTATAAACGGTCAGGATATTATATTGGATAAAGCTGATATTTATACCGAGTTAGCCAAAAGGGATTAAGACAGTAAAGCAATGCAATTACCAGTAAGATAATAATTCATTCTTTGCGCTATTGTAAAATTATTATCATGTAGGCCTTGTTTAATTTCATTAGCCAGATTTAACTGGCTATCAATATATTCTAGTTTATCGTTATGGGTAACATGAGATGCAAAACCAAAGTTATTATTAAGAGCATTTTTAGCTATGTCTCTATTAATCTTAGCGGCGTATATTCTAGCTTGCTGTAATATCATTATTTAACCCTCTTTAAGTTTAGTTTCTTATAGTCAATTACAGACCGTTTATTATCTCTGTTTCTAAACAAATGTAGGCCTGACTGAGTGACTGTTAACTGGCCGACGTACATAGTTCTTGCATAGACTTTAAATATCATGCTATTCGCCCCTCAAAATATCAACAAACATAACAAACAGCTTGTGGCGTTGGTCTAGGAAAAAATCACGCTCTTTTTGAGTTAGTGAATCGCTCTTTACAGGGAAGTTAGAAGACTTATTTATATCCCGTGTAAGGTTGTTGTAGCTATCAACCCATGAATTACACCATTGATACTTATTAAAGGCTTTAAAACCGTATTCAATAGCGGGTTGAACGTCATAGGTATGGGTATAGTTATTCATAATATTCACCTTATATTGCTTGATGTTGTAAAAGATTAGACAAGCCATCAAGCTCATCTAGTTCGTTAAGTTCTTTAGTCGATAGCTCATACCAAACAACTTCTAACCCTTTACTAGACTCTGTTAAGACAGGTTCTAAGTGTTCAACCCTTACGGATCTATTCATATTAGTTTTAAAAGCCTGTATCGCTCTTACTATGTCGTTATGCATATCTTATTCTCTTATTGGTTAACGTGAGTTAATAATGGCACTAGAAAATAAATAAAGATAATGAAAAGATTTAATGCACTTATTAATAGAATTAATACATTGCAAATTGCAACGTCAACTGATTGCATAATGCAATGGTTATAAGTGATCATACTTATAAGTATGACGACCATCTTAATAGGGACAATGATAGATAATAGGAAAGAATAGTAATGCACTAAGTAAGAATAGAAAGAATAGCGAGAATAGATAACTCATCCTAACTCACACTCACCATGTTCCACGTGAAACAATAAGACGATCGTCTGACTATTGTGCTTGCCTCTGGATGGGGGGGTACTGGGGACTTTTAATGCGATGGATATGGGTAGATATGTCTCACTAACATTTTTTAAGATAATATCATTTGCGCCTACTAATCGGTTATTCCTGTATTGTTATTATGTTTAAGTTTTAAAGATCAAAAGAATCCCATTACTTTAATATAAATTACTAGAACTACTAACATGTTGATTTAACTAGGATTCTCAAATCGTATAGGTTCCAATATTGGCAACTATTGGTTCCCATCTATGCACCTCCTAGGTACCCAATAGATACAATCTGTGTTGCTATTTGATTGTATTGTGGTAGAATAGATACAAATTAAGGAGCTGTTATGAATAGTGCGTATATGTGTTATTACGAGCATTTGGCTAAGTTGGCTCGTGTGGTAGATAAGAAGACAATGTTTCTTTCTCACTTGCTGTTTCGTATGGAGTGGGAGAAGGACACAAGGCAGATGGTTATTAATCTATCTCCCCATATTAAGCGGCAGATAATGGATATTGTTTCGCCTGACTGTGGGAATAAGATAAAGATGGCTAATAGGTATCTTTCGTTATATACGGGCGCTGGAATTCTCAAGTCATTGGGGGGTAGTGCTTATTTGGTCGATCCTATGTGTTACGGTGGGCATAAGTATGTTCCAAAGCAGTTGAGGTTAAATAATGCTAAGATTTATGAGACTCGTGTATTTACAGAAGAGTCAGAAGGAGTTGTTGAGTCTTACATTGTGACCAGTGATGGTGAAAGGGTGGATTTGTAGTTTATGCTTATAAGAATGTTATCTAGTATTTTTTTTGTTATACTCGCTAAAAAATAGGAGACTAATATGGATGATGAGCGCGAATACCAGATTGGTGAAAAAGTAGATGGCTATGAAATTGTTGATGAGTCTTATTTTCTTACGCCGGCAGGTCGTTTGAAGAGGGGTGTTTTGGATGAGGAATATATCTCTGCTTATTTGGAAAACCCTAAAAGTAAGTTAGGCGCATTAAAAGCGGCTATTTATAATTGCGGCATTAATTACAAGGCGACTCGCAATAGGGCATGTGTCATGCACAATAGATTGCTTGGTGAGATAGAGTCTCGTTTATTGAAGCTAAGTCTTGATGATAAAGCATTGGGTCGAAGTGTTTTGCGAGACTTATGCGCGAATGCTGAGAATGAAAGTGTTAAAGCATCTACGGCGACTACATTGGCTAAAGGGCTTTATCCTGATATACAAATCACTAAGGATATGGGTATTGATGAAATTAATCTTGAAATATCCAAGCTTGAAAAAGAACAAGAGCATATTCATTGAGCAAAGAAAAGCTACAACTTCTTAGATTAAAAAAGAAATATATCGAGGAAAATAAGCTTGAGTTCTATGACCCATACCCATTTCAGGTCAAGTTTCATAATGATAAAAGTGACCGTATCGGGCTTGTTGCATCCAATCAAACCGGGAAAACGATTTCCGGTACGGTTCAAGATGCCTTTGATTTAACGGGGCTTTATCCTGATTGGTATAAAGGCGCTCGATATGACCGCCCTATTAGGATTGTCTGTGGCGGAATAAATAACGATAAAACCCGTGATATATTGCAAAATGCACTGCTAGGAAGTCCTGTAGATAGATCAACCTCATTGGGAACTGGTTGGATACCTAAAAAGTGCTTAGATCCTAAAAGGGTTAGCCTTAAGCGGGGTGTAACAGATGCTATTGGGCATGTAATGGTCAGGCATCATACTATGGGTATTTTTGATGGATGGAGTCAATTAACCTTTTCGTCTTATGAGTCTGGAAAAGAGGCATGGATGGGCGATACTATTGATATATATCATGGTGACGAAGAACCTAAAATGGAGATATTAGGGCAGATGGGTCGTGGCTGTATTGCGACAAAGGGCAAGATTAGGCTAACTTACACACCTGAGAATGGTGAAACAGACGTTCTTCAAAAGGTTAAGAATGAATGGAGTCATCATAGTGCGACATTTGCAGACGTGGCAGGAGGGGACTGTAGTTACACATTTGAAGATGGTGAAACGCTTACCCTTAAGACAGTTCATACATTAAAAGGCAAAGAAGGACATATTTCTAAAGCTACTATTGAAAATCTAGCTAAAGATAATCCGCCTTGGATGATGAAAACACGTATGATGGGTCTACCGATGATTGGCGAAGGCTTAGTATTTTCATATATGGAAAGTGTATTTAAAATTGAGCCAATTGATTTCCCTGACCATTTCTTATTTATAGATGCGATAGACTTTGGAGGTCTTGCGTCAACTTCTCACCCAACAGCATTTGTTAGGCTTTGTATTGACCCAGCCAATGATGTTATTTATGTTTATGACGGGTTTAGAGTTATTGGTAAAGAAATACCTGAAATAGCGGCTTTAATCAATATGAAGCCAAATAGTGATATAATCCCAGTTATCTGGCCTCACGATGGCAATAAAACCCTTGGACAAGGCGGTACGACGAAAGAGCAGTATCTATCAGCAGGTGTTAATATGGCTGATATGCACTTTACTAATCCGCCAGAAGAAAATAAAGTTGAGGGCAGTGGTGGCATACAGATTATGCCCGGTATTACTGAAATGTCATCAAGATTTAATGATGGAAGATTGAAGGTATTTAGTACTGTTCTTGACTTTTTTGAAGAATATAGAAAGTATCATATGAAAGATGGGAAAATAGTGGATAGAAACGATGATTTTCTTGCTGCTTGTCGATATGGCGTAATGGGTCGTCGTCATGCAGTGTCTTTGATTAGAACTAAAATTGCATTTAATCAGCGTAGAGCTGGTGGTGGGTGGATGTCAGGATGAAGAAAAAAGCTAAAGTAGAAACAGAAGACAGTAAAATCATTGCAGAAGCTCTGCATAGATACCAGTTAGCTATAGAAGCCGATAGTGAATGCCACGATTTAGCCCTTGATGACGTAGATTTTAGAAACGGTGATCAGTGGCATGACCAAGACAAGAAAGACAGACAAGATGAAGGCCGTCCTTGTTTAACCATTAATAAATTGGAGCAGCGGGTTGATCAGGTAACAGGTGATCAGAGAATGAATCGTATGGGGGCTGTTATCCGTCCATTAGATTCAGCAGCGAGTTATTCTACTTTTACCCTTGCAGAAGTAATGGGTGGAATTATAAAAAATATTGAAGCCGTGTCAAACGCTAAAAGCGCATATGACACGGCTTTCGATCATGCAGTTGGTCATGGATTTGGTTATTGGAGAATCGTAACAGAATACAATAATGATGACTCATTCGATCAAGATATTAAAATCAAACGAATTAATAACTCATTTCGAGTGCGTCTTGATCCGTCAGCAGAAGAAGTAACAAAAATAGATGCTAAGTGGGGGTTTATTGCCTCAATGGTAGATAAAGATGAGTATCCCGGCTCAGACTGGGAAACTGGAAAGGGAGAAGAATACGAAGGCTGGGTAAATGACGATAAAGTAAGGATAGTTGAATATTTTAGGCTAGTCCCTGAAAAACAGATTTTATGGATGGTTAATGGCAAGACGATAAAAGTTAAAGACTCTAAAATGGATATTAGGGATGAATTAAGAGAACAAGGTGTTGAGCCTAAGAAAGAAAGAGAAGTAGAAGGCAATAAGTGCCAGTGGTTCAAGATGAGTGCTACTGAGATTTTTGAAAGAGGCTATATTCCAACTAAATATATCCCTATTGTTCCTTGTTATGGAAAAGTCCTTAACGTTCGTGGTAAAGATATTTATCGTGGCGTTATTCGTTATGCAAAAGATCCTCAGAGAATATACAACTATACCCGCACAGCATCTATTGAGCAGGTCGCTTTAGCGCCTAAAGCTCCTTGGGTTATCGAGGAAAAACAGTTGGGCGATCATCAGCCGATGTGGGAAGATGCTAACATAAAGAATTACTCTGCTTTAATTTACAAGAATGCGCCCGGCGTTGCTCCACCTATGCGACAAGCTCCACCACAGCCTTCAAGTGGCTGGATAAGCGAAGCAAGTATCGCCGATCAAGACATTGATGCAGCCAGCGGCATGTATAAGGCTAGTTTAGGTGCTCCGTCCAATGAAAGATCAGGAAAAGCAATTAATGCGCGTAAAGTTGAGGGTGATGTAGGTACTTATCACTTCCATGATAACCGAGCTATGGCTTTACAGCACTCATACACTATTCTTGTTGATATGATTCCGCGTGTTTATGATACTCAGCGGATTATTAGAATTAAGAAGTTTGACGATCAAGAAGAAATGATAGAAGTAAATAAGACTGTTGTTGATGATGAGTCTGGGCAAATAGTTAAAACTTATGACTTATCAATGGGTAAGTATGATATATCTGTCGATGTTGGTGCAAGCTATACTACTCAGCGTCAAATGGCTTCTGAAAGCATGATGGAATTAGTCCAATATGCCCCTCAGACAGCAGATAAAATCATGCCAATTATTGCTAAGAACTTAGATTGGCCGGGCGCTGATGAAATAGCAGAAGTTTTAACGAATAAGCAGCCGTCAGAGCAAGAAGTACAGCAAGTCATCCAACAAGAGGTGCAAAGAGCGGTACAAGAGGCTACAAACAGTGAAAAACATCAATTAGAAGTCTTTAAAGCACAGACCGAAAGGAGTAGAATGGAGAAAAAGGCTGATAATGATGATGATAAGCTTGAAATAGAGCTTTTGAAATTGCTAGAAGAATCTGATGAAGATATACGAGGGAAAGTTACTGAATTGATTAGTCAAATTTCAGAAGAAGAGAATGCACAGAATACCCCAATGCCGATGCAGCCGCTACAAGAAATGCAAGGCCAAATGCAAGAGCAACAACCAATGATGAACGCACAAACAGGCGTCAATCAGGAGATTTAAAAATGAGTGAAGAAGCAGAGACTAATTTAATTGAGGAGCAAGAAGAGGCTATACTTAATGAAGAAGTAACTGAAAATACTGAAGTTAATGCTGATGCAGAAGTTTCAGACGAGAAACCTAAGCAATCCCGCAGCCAAGATACAAAGGCACGCCTTCGTAGAAAGTTACGGGAAGAACAGGAGGCTCGTATAAAGCTAGAGGAATATAACCGAAAGCAACAGGAAAGACTAGACGCACTTGAACAAAAAGTAGAAGGTGTGGTCAATCCGCCAGCCAAAAGGCCAGCTAGGATTGATTTTGATACTGAGGAAGAATATGAAGATGCTTTGTTTGACTTTAGATCGCAAAAACAAGCGCCTGTAGCAGAAACAAGTCCAGTTCCAGCAACTCAAGAGCCTCCGAAGGTGAATTACCTGCCTGACGATGTTCAAGAGAATTGGGACAACCAGCTTGATGCTGCTAATGAAAAGTATGAAGATTTTAATGATGTAATGGAATCAATAAAGCCAGAAACCATGACTGATACTATGGCTAACGCTATATTCGAGTCTGATACTGGTGGTGAAGTCGCATACTTCCTTGGTAAAAATCCGCGAGAAGCGGATCGTATTTCGCGCTTAAGCGTGACTGCACAGATTAGAGCAATTGATAAGCTGGGCGGTGAATTTACGAAAAACACAACCAATGCACCTGACCCAATAAGCCCAATTAAGGGTAAAGGGGATGTAAACGGAAAGACTGTCGATCCGTTACTTGAAGGCGCAACTTTTACTTAAGGAATTAAATTATGCCTAGTTCAACTAATGTTCTAACGAACAACACAACAACGCCTCTTGCAGAGAGTTTTTTAAAAGCTTTTGAATGCAGTCGGGTTCTAACTAAAACAGTCGATACTCAGCTTTTGGAGGGTAAATTTAACCCCAAATCTGGCACAACTGTAGATTTCCGCCGTCCTGTAGATCATAAGTCTGATAGAACAGCAGGTGGTGACATTTCATCAACTGACCGTTCAGATATTAATGTAGGTAAAGCGACTGGTACTGTTCAAAACTATTTCACAGTACATATGGACTGGGATGAAGTCGACGAAGCTTTAAAAATGGATAAAATGGATGAACTAGTGGGCATGCCTGCTGCTCAACGTATTGTCACTGACTTAGAGCTTGATTTCGGCGCTTATATGTATAAGAACTGCAATCTTCATTACGGCACACCGGGCACTGCGGTAGATGCTTGGACTGATATAGCGGGCGCTAATGCGCTTATGACCTCTATCGGCGTACCCGGCAACGGTGATCGCTCTTATGTTATGAACCCTTATACGGCAATGAGCCTAGCCAATACTCAACATGGTCTTAGTAATGGCTCTGATTCAATGACCAATACAGCATGGCAAGATGCTCAGGTATCTTCTAAGCTTGGTAACATGAGAGCTTTGCAGTCGGCTGCCTTAGCGTCCTACACGTCTGGCACATTAAGTGCTGGTGCTAATCGTGCAGGTACATTAAGCGCGACTCCTACAGCTACTTATGAATCTCAGAAAGACACTATGATTATGGATATTGCAGTCACAGGCCTTGGGGCAGGTGCAGATACCATTGCTGCGGGTGAGATTGTAGAAGTTACAGGTCGTAATCGCATTGGCCTTGCTACTCGCAGTGGCTTTACTGATGCAACAGGCGGACAAGTTCTTTGGTCTGGCGTTGTGACAACAGATGTTACGCTTTCTGGTGGCGCAGGTACGATTTCAGTAGCAGGCTCTCCTATATTTGAAGCTAACGGTCAATACAACAGTGTTGCTACAGCGTTAACAAGTGGCGATGTAATTACCATCTTAAACCCTGCTGCTTCAACCCTTTATCAACCAAGCATGTTTTATCATAAGCAAGCATTTGGTATTGGCACTGTTCCATTGAAGAAATTGTATGCTACTGACACAATTGCGACTACTAAAGACGGTATGTCAATTCGTGTTTGTAAGTATGCAGATGGTGATTCTAACAAACAGAAAGTACGTTTCGATTTACTTCCTGCTTATGTTACTTTTAATCCATTCTTTGCTGGGCAGGGCTACGGTGTAGCTTAAAATGCAGACTAACACTTCTGATGGTGGTATTATTTAATATCACTATTGGAGGCGTTATATGTCTAGTTTTATATGTCCAAAAATTGCAAACTCATTATTCTCATACAATGAAGATTCATTCGAGTAACACAAGCGGGACAGGTGGAATCACTTATAGAAAAGACTCTAATAAGTGGAGAGCTAGGATAATGGTTGATGGGAAGCAAATCGACCTTTGGACTTTTAAAGAAAAAGATGAGGCTATTTATGCAAGATTAAAAGCCGAAATTGAATTTTGATTTACTATTTGAGGACTGAAAATGATTTGGATTAAAGATAACGACCAAGAAATAGAAACAAATGACTTGCCAGCAACGGTAGCGCATTGTAAATCTATTGGATGGAAAGAGAAAAAAGCTGTCACTAAGGTTAAAGAGCCTAAAGTAGATAAGCCAAAATTAAAAGACATTAACTAATGAACTCAGATGCGATAGTTACATCTGCGCTTCGTAAGTTACTCGTCACACAGCCCGGAGGCACTCCTTCATCCGCTCATTTAACAGTGGGTAGAGAGGCTCTTAATGATCTTGTTAAGCTATGGTCTGCTGATTCTAGTTTAATCTACCAAGACACAAGAGAAGAAATTGTTATTGCCTCTGGTACTAATTCGTTTACATTAGGCGCTACAGGTGACTATGTGACTGGTAAGCCAGTCAAATTACTGAATGCGTCTATTAAGGAAAATAATCAAGAATACCCATTAAAAATAGCGGATAAGAATATCTACGAAGGCATTAGCGATATAGATAGCACAAGTAAGCCTGAATGGATTTACTTTAGAAATACTCACCCTGATAGCACGTTTTACTTTGAATCAACAACTGATGTAGCTTATACGCTTATTCTAACTTCAATGAAAGAGCTGTCTACCTTTCCTGATGGTACTACAGAAATTTCTTTGCCTGATTACTATGAAGCAGCATTTAAGCATAATTTAGTGATATCGCTTGCTGCTGAAATGGGCGCGGCTAATAGAGTTACACCGCTAATGATGAAGCTAGCAGAGGATTCAGAGGGGAAAGTAATTGGTAAGTCAGTTAAAATGAATGTATCTAAGACTGAACTAGCCTTTAATAATAATTACGAACGTAACTCGGACTTGTAATGAAGATAAATCTATCTCCACAGTTAGATATACAAGCGTTTAGTGGGTCGGGCATTACTGACTATAATTCAGGTGCAACAAATTGCATTGTTAACAAAGTAGGTGGCGTACCTAGAGTCACGCAAAGACCTTCAATAGATGTTTCAGAAGATTCAAGCGATGCAACTTTATCTCATTTAAATGATCGTGGTCGAGGAATTTACTATTGGGAGAATAATTCTAAGCTTTATATAGTCCATGATAATGATGTGTATGCGGCGAATCAGCAAGTCGCTAGTGCGGTGGGTGCCATTTCTACGGGGACTGAACGGGTTACTATATTGGAAACGCTTGGCGTGCCTTACATGGTTATTCTTGATGCAGAGAATAATGAAGGGTGGGTAATGAACGCGGGTGAGACTGTAGCTGCCATAGCGTCAAATTTCCCGACAACATTAGCCTATGGTGGTGCCATATTAGATACTTATCTATTTGTAATGGATGAGGATGGAACTGTTTATAATTCAGCCGTCAATGATCCTACGACCTTTCCCGCTAGTGGATTTATCTCAACTGAACGAGTGAATGATAAAGGCGTTTATCTTGGCAAACATCACGATCATTTAGTGGCTATTTCAACTCGGTCAATAGAGTTTTTCTACGATGCCTCAAATTCAACTGGAAGCCCATTAAATAGACGATCAGATCTTTCTTACAATGTTGGCTGTGCATCTGGATTAAGTGTTTGGGAAAACGGCGATGTTATTTATTTTCTTGGGTCTAATCCATCTGGTCAAATTGCAGTTTATGAACTAAAGAACTTTCAAATAAATATTATTTCTACAGATTCTCTAAATTCATATCTCACCCAAGGACTTACTCAGGATAGTTTACGAGTGTCTTGCAATGGATTATCGGCAATGGGGCATGAAACACTATTACTGACAGTGTACACGCTTACAGGAGCGTCTCCGGGTAAAATATCACCAAGTTTAACAATCTCATATGACGCAACAACAGGTCAATGGGGATTTTGGAAAACGGCATTAAACTCTTTGACTACTTTTCCTTTAATGGCGTGGACTAAGCGAATAGGCGGCCAAAACGCGACTGTAGCGGCGCGTACAGGTCAGGGGATAATGTACAATGGCGATATAATCTCAATTAATGATAAATTAATTCCAATAGATACTTTATTAGGTTCTGCTGGTGTATTCGAGGATGATGTTTTTGAGCCGGATGTGTTTGTTGGCACCTCTACTTCAAATGGTAACAATATAAGCTCTACAATTCGGACTGGATTAATTGATGGCAAAACCACTAAATATAAGTTTCAGAACAAAGAAACGGTTGAAATGGAAAATACCCCATCTACTCAGACATTAACGATTAAGCACTCAGATGAATCGAGCAATAACTTTGATACGGGAAACACGGTAGATACATCAAATGATCGTAAAGAAGTTCATGCCGGCGGTCGATTTATGAAAAGAAACTACCAATTAGAGTATAGTGGTGATGAGCAGTTTTATATGGAAACGCTTGATGTAGAACTTGAGGCAGGATTATGAACCTTGATCCGCCGCCTTCGGTTATTGAGTTAGTAAAAGACAATCCCGCTGCTGATGCTATATGGAAGAAATGGCTTAGTAGCTTACAGGTATGGGTAGCTGATAATATGAGCAATGATTTTTTCTTTGAGGCCAGTAAAGGTAATGTTGATGGGCATTCTATTGTCCATAAGTTCGGTCATTCTGATGCTGTTGGAACAACAATTGTTCCTGTCGCGTCAGGGAATGTTTACCAAACACCAACTTCTGCTCAATCTTTAGAGCTTGTTTCAACATTGGCGGCGGATAATCAGGCAGGAACTGGGGCTAGGTCTATTACTATAGTAGGGCTAGACGCAAATTGGGAAGAGCAAACCGTTGTAGCTAATATGCACGCTACAGATGGAACAATTGCAGAGGCCGTAACTGGCACATGGATTAGAGTATATAGAGCCTATGTAACGCCTTTAGGGTCTGGAACTTATGCATCTGCTTCCGCTGGTTCGTCTGCTGGTGTTATTTCTTTGCAAGGAACAGGTGGTGGGGCTTTATGGGCAAGACTTGATTTTCATGGTGGATTCGCTTTAAGTCAATCTCAAATTGGCGCATATACTGTCCAAAAAGGGAAAACGGCTTATGTTGGAAATATTAATATTGAAGTTGATACTGCAAAAGAAATTGATATTGTGTTTTTTCAAAGAACTGACGCAAATGTTGTTACTCCTCCCTATGGCGCTATGCGGGCAATATCGCCTTTCACTGGGATTACAGATAAGCAGGATTTGCGCCCGAAAACATGGCATGGCCCATATAATGAATATACAGATATAGGGTTTATGGCCTCTAGGTCATCTCCCGGCACGTCTTCTGCATCGGTTGATTTTGAAATAATGTTGGTGGATAACTAATGAGTAAAATAGAAGATAGAAGTGGACTAGCCGTAGCCTTAACAGCGGCCAATTACGACTCTAATGTAGATTCGATGTGCGGTATTGTTGAAGCAGTTACGGGTACAGCCTATTCCGTAGATGTAAATGACCAAAATAGAACATTAGAAATATCTAATGCTGCATCTGTTGCGGTAACGCTTCCATTGGTTAGTGCGGTATCTGGTGCCAATATCCATACAAGTAATTTTAAAGTCTTATTTAAGAATGTAGGTGCGGGTGTAGCCACTATTTCAAGAGCGGGTGCAGATACGTTTGATGACGGCACAGCTTCTATTGCTTTAGCTCAAGGCGAATTTGCTTTTATACAAACAGACTCAACCGCAGCCATATGGAACATATTAAATGCAGGCAGAAATACTTTACTTGGATTAACGTCTACTGTAGCTGAAATAAATACCTCTACAGATGGTTCCACAGCGGCAACAGCGACAACGGTAGCGGCTGGTGATCGGGTTGTTTATAACGATGCTGGTACGATGAAGCAAGTCGATGTTGATGATATTGACACTTATTTCTCACAAACGACTAAGACGTTAACTAATAAAACATTAACTACACCGGCTATTACAAATCCAACCGGATTAGATAAAATAGACGTTGGATTAACGAATGTTGATAATACAAGTGATGCGACAAAGAACGCAGCAGCCGTTACGCTAACGAATAAAACAATATCAGCAGCAGCTTATACAGGTACACAAACAGGGTTTACAGGCAGTGTTTCTGGCAATGCGACTACGGCGACCACTTTGCAGACGGCAAGAACTTTAAATGGCACGTCTTTTAATGGTTCAGCTAATATTACAGTTCCTACAAATAATGCGTCTATCAATCCAACTGATACCACCATGTATCCTATGTTGTCACCTGACAATACAACGGGTAACAAATCATTATCGACTGATAGTGGATTAGTTTATAACGCAAGCACAAACACATTAACGACGACTAC